TAGACCCAGCTGCAACTGGTTACCAGGCAGCATTCTTATGGGCATATCATGTAGAATCTGGCAAGTTGTACATGGTAGATATAGAAAATACAAAAGGTGGTGGCATACCACAAGCATTTAAAACTATAAAAGAATGGTATGCAAAGTATCAATGTTCACATTGGATAATAGAAGAGAATGGTTTTCAACGTGCTATTAGACAAGATAGAGAACTAAAAGAATGGACATCAACTAAAGGAATACATTTAGAGGGACATCAAACACAAAAAAATAAATTTGACCCGTATTTTGGTGTTGGGTCCATGAGTGAGTTATTTGATAAAGGATTAGTAAATCTTCCTTATGGTAGTGCAGATTCGCAAAATAAGAGTAATATATATCGTAGGCAGCTTTTGTATTTTTCAAATGCTGCTAACAAGGCAAGTAGCAGGGGTTACAAGTCAGATATAGTTATGGCTAGTTGGTTTCCTATAAAGATTGTAAGAAGATTACAAAAGGAGTTTATCGCAGAAATGGGATATGATTACCAACCAAGTTATGGCAATTTTGATGTAAGTAGTATGAACTCTGCACCATGGTAGGGATATGAATACAAGCGAATTACAAGATAAGATAACGCAATTACATTACGATAATCAAGAGAACCATGCCATGCGTGGTCGTATTCGTTCCATTATGAACGGTGGTGCTAGTGGTATATTAGCTTTACTAGGTGACCAGGTTAAAGGATTCCAAGACTGGCAAGTACCAATGCCTAACCTTATGATGTCTGGACTAGAACACTTAGCACAAAAGATAGGACGTATTCCTAATCTAAAAGTAGATGTACCTAACAATAAAGATTCAGAACGTGCAAGACAACGTGCAGATAAAATTGCAAGAATAATTACTGCATATGATGATGTACAGAGATTAGATTTACAGATGCCACAAGTTGGTAGATGGTTACCAGGTTATGGTTTTGCTGCATGGATTATAAAAGAAAAGAAGGATGCTAACGGCACACCTTATCCTATAGCTGAACTTAGAGACCCGTATAATTGTTTTCCTGGTTATTTTGGTCCAGACCAAACACCTAAAGAAATGTCAGTTGTACGTAGAGTTCCTAAAGAAGCATTAGCTAGAACATATCCTAAATACGCAGAAAAAATTAAAAAAGAAAAGAATGTAATTAATGTAGCTAGCGGATATGCTTCTGCATACCAGGACGCATATAACGGTTCATGGGCTAACTCTAATAACGAAGGTGACTTAATATCTGAATTTTATAACGAAGAAGGAACCTACGTTTATCATTTAACTTCTGGAACTATATTAGATTTTATTCCTAACCCAATACAATCTGGACCAGCATTTGTTATAGCTAAGAAATTTAGCTTTGACCAGATGCAAGGACAGTATGACCAAATAATAGGACTTATGGCTTCTATGGCAAAAATTAATGTTATGTCAATTATTGCGATGGAAGATGCAGTCTTCACAGAAACAAACATAACTGGTGAATTAGAATCTGGACAATACAAAAAAGGTAGATTTGCAGTTAATTATTTTTCTCCAGGTAGCACAGTTTCTAAACCAGCATCTAACATACCTTATCAATTATTTCAACAGATAGACAGAATAGAAAGACAGTTACGTGTAGGTGCTTCTTATCCAGCAACAGACGATTCACAGTCACCACTTAGCTTTGCTACTGGTAGAGGATTAGAAGAACTAGGTGCATCTATGTCACTTATGATTAGAGAATATCATACAGTAATGGCAGATGCTATAGAACAGATAGACTCTAAGAGACTTGAATGGGACGAAAACATGTATGGTGGTCAAACAAAAGAACTGTCTGGATATAGAGATAACAAATTTTTTAGTGAAACATACGAACCAAAGAGAGATATACAAAGTTCTTATAAGACTAGAAGAGTCTATGGAGCTATGGCTGGTTACGATGAACCACAGAAAATTGTAACAGGGCTGCAACTTCTTAGTTCTGGAGTTATTGACACACAAACATTACAAGAAAACCTAGACGGTTTAGATGATTTAAGTAGAGTCAATGAAAGAATTACAAAAGAAAAGATGGATAAAATATTAGAAGATACTTTATTACAACAAGCATCTGCTGGTGACCAAAAAGCTGTTATGGCTGTGGTACAAATCAGAGCTAACCCATCTGCTAAACAGTCAATATTAGATAAATTTTTTACAGCTGAAAAGCCCGAAATACCAGAACAAGAAGCCGCGATGATTGAAGGTATGGGTCCGACACCACCTGGACCCGCACCTTCTATACAACAGGCATTAGGATTAGGATAATGCACGAGTTGTTTGAAGATATAGTTGACAATAGTTTATGGGAATTAGACGAAGAAGGCGATGATATTATTATGGAAGATTTTATAAAGAAACAACAATTTAATAAGTTTCCTAGAATAATATCAAGATTTTTTGTAACAGAAATAATACATTTAGATGAGGAAGATATAGATGGCAACCAGGATTACTAAAAGAAACAATGCTGTAAAACCAGCATCTAATAACTTTATAGACCAAACAAGAATGGGATATGGTGAAAAAGAACCTCTTAAAGAATTAAATAGTGAGGTACAGAATCTAAATTTACCACAAGAAACACCTATGCCAGCTGCAGCACCACAACCACAAGATAGTGTTTTTAGAAGTACAGACCAACCAATGAGACCAGTAGAAGATGGTTTACCTTTTGGTCCTGGAGTAGGTGCGCAAGAACCAATGGAAACTACAGAATCTTTAATACAACAATTTTATGACTTAACTGGTGACCCGCTTTTAGCTAGATTATTAAAATAGCATGTCATACAGTGTATTTGATGCGGCATCATTCCAGGATGATTCACAAACTAAAAGAGCTATAAGTGAAGCTGTAGCACCTTCTTCTGTTAACCAAGAGCAAGCACAAAGAGCATCTGCAATAGTTAAACGTTATCCAACAATAAGTAAAGGTTCTTTAGTCGGTGCAGTCAAATTAGGTGTAGGAGCAGATGACCCAAGACTACAACAAATAGTTATGAAAGAATCAATTATTAAAGAAGAAGAAGGAGAAGGTAAATTAAAAAGCGCTATACGTAGGTCCGTACGTGGTGCGTTTATAGGATTTCAAAACTTATGGGAAATGGGAGTACCAAGAGTTGCAAGATATACAGAAGGCAGACAACAAGGTATGTCTCACGAAGAAGCAAGTCAAAAGAGTAAAGCTACGTTGCTTGGTGAGATAGACACAGCTAAAGCTGCAGGTAAAGATATAGATTTAGGTCAAGGATGGTTTTTAGGAAGTACTGACCCAACACAAACATCTGAATATAAAAACTTATTAGCATCTGGTGTTGACCCATTAGAAGCAAGAGAATGGGTTAGAGATAATATATTAGGTGTACAGATATACGAAGAGCAAAAGAAAAAAGCAAATCAAATACAATTTGTTGGTGAACGTGCAGAAAAATTTTCTGAAGCAGGAATAGCACCTACTGTAACACCAGGTAGATTTTTATTTAAATTAGTTGATGACATAATAGAACCAGGTACAAAAGCATATAATTATATGACTGGAGTATTGGACATTGTTGCACAAATATATCTTGACCCAACAATAGCTATAACTAGAGGTGCAGCAGCAGTAGGTAAAGCTGGAAAAACGTTTCAACAACTAGATAATTTATCTGGTATGGCTAAGAGATTTAATGAAGTTGGATTACTAGAAGGTGCTAGAAAAACTGTGTTTGGACCAACTGTCCAAGAGTTTATGAAAGGTAAATCTGGTATAGCATTTAAAAAATTTTTATGGGAAAACTCAACATCCGATATTATTGCTGCATCTAAAAACAACATAGATAATTTTAAATTTTACGATGAGTTAGATAAGTTTAAAGCAAAAAATAAAGGTAAGTCATTTGAACAAATAGATGCAGATTTAACAGAAAACCTAGTCAAGAAAAATTTACTTATAGAAGCCACTCAAAACAATTTACCTACAGTTAAAAGAAAAGGTAACAGAATGACTGGTATGTTAGAGAGAACATACGGTACAAGATTAATTACAGAAAATAAAGACGATTCTTTTGTTAAATTAAATAGATTTATTAGATTAGCTACTTCTGGATTAGAAGAAACTAAAAAAGTAAAAGTAAGAGATAAGTTTATGTCAGATGCAGTTAAAGCACTTAATGCTGCAGATGCACCTACAGAAACAGCTAAGTTAGTAGGTAACTTTATACAACGTCAATTTAAACCACAAGTTATAAAAGCATTAGGTGGTAAAGATAACCTTTCTAAATTCCAAACTGATTTAGTAGATAAAGGTTTAGAAGTACAAGCTAGATTTATTGGCACTGCACAAAAACAAAAAGATGCAGTTAAAAGTTATCAAATAGATAAAACTGGACAAAACGTACCAATAACACAAGTGCTTAGACAACTACAAGGTGGTAAGTTAGATGGAGTTCCAGAACTTCTTGACCCAGTTACTGCAGTACAACTAGCAGATGAAATATTACTACCTAACTCTAGGCAAGTAATAAGAGCTGCTAAAACATTAGATAAAAACTTTGGCAAGATAGGCAGCAAAATATTTGCAAGTGATAGTGCAGAAACTGTTACAAGATTTATGGATTGGTATTATGGTTCTTTATTTAAACCCTTAGTGCTACTTAGACCAGCATGGACAGTCCGTGTTATTGCAGAAGAACAATTAAGATTATTAACTTCTGGTGTTACAAGTGTTATTACACATCCAGCACAAATGATTGCAAGAATTATAGGTAAACAAAAAGAATCTAGTAATACTTTGCTAGGAACTTTTGAAGATAACGCACAGTTTATAGATGTTACATTAAACGGTGCTGGTACTCCTAGTGCAGTAAGAAGAGGTTATGGTAACACTGGTGAGTTTACAACTGTAACAAGACAAGAAAACAAAAAAGCATGGGGAGAAGCTACATTTAGAAACTTTATGCAACACAAGTTTGACCCATTGTCCAGGAGACTTGCACAAATACAGTTAGAACCTAGCGCTGCTAAAAGAAAACAATTATTAGCTTCAGTAATAAAAGAAGTACAAACACAAGGTAATATGTTAAATAAACATATTAGAAAAGTTACTGGTGCAGAAGGTCATGCGTTTAAAGGTGCAGGATTTTCTAGTAAACCTGGTAAAGCTAAAGCAGAAGAATTTGTACATTATGTAAATGCTGCAGTAGCACAAGCTACTGGAGGTAAAGTTCTTGCTTCTACTGCTAAAGGTACTCCTAGACTTGCTAGAAATTGGATTGATGAAAATGGTAACGAAGGTTTATTAAAAGCATTAGCAGATGAAAACATGTCTGCACAAGAGTTAGTTGGTTTAGAAAAAGTTAACTTAGATAAATATTGGAAGGGAGAATTATCTCCAGATGAATATACATCTATAACTACAACACTTAGAAATAATCAAGAAAACATGAAAAAAGAATTTGTTAAAAAATATTTAGATGTATTACCAGAATCTGCACGTGGTGAATTAAAAAATGCAATATCAAGAGAAACAAGAATGCTTGATGACTTTGTAGATAGTATGTTTAATTTTTTAATGACAGTACCAACAAAAAAACTATCACGTGCGCCAGCATTTAAGTTTCATTACTGGAATAAAGTAGGAGACTTTGGTCAACACTTAAATGAAAAGACATTAAAACAAGTAATAAAACTTGCAGAAGATGCAGGTCTTGCCACTGGTACAGGTAGAGAAAAGAAAATACTTAAAAAATTACAATCTTACAAAGGTGTTGTTGGTGGTGTAAATGATGTAAAAATTATAGATAAAGTAGCATCTTCACATGCACTTACACAAACTAAGAATCTTTTATATGATGTAACAACTAAAACTAGATTAGGTAATGCAACAAGAGCTATATTCCCATTCGGTGAAGCATACGTAGAAATATTTTCTACATGGGCAAGGTTAGTAAAAGATACAGGTGGTAAACCTTTAAGAAGAGCAGACCAATTAGTTCAAGCTGCACGTAAACCTAATCCAGTATTTGATGATGAAGGACAAAAAGGATTCTTTTACAAAGACCCAAACAGTGGAGAAGAATTATTTGGTTACCCAGGAGAAGGTTTAGCAAAAAAATTTATGTTTAAAGATTTAGAAGAAAACGGAGTTAAAGTAAATTTACCAGTGTTTGCAGGGTCACTTAACATAGTTGCCAATATTGTACCTGGTTTTGGTCCAACAATTACTGTACCAGCTGCATTAATAAACAAATATTTTAATTTATTAAAACCAGGTGAAATAGGAGAACAAATATTATTTGGAGATTTTTCACCTCCAAGAGTAGGTAGTGTAGCAGAAGTGTTTACTAGCTTAACACCAGAACCATCATGGTTTAAAAAATTTAGAACTGCATTTGGTGGTGGTGGTGCAGAAGCAAAAAGATTATTTGGTAATACCCAAATAGATGTATATAAAGCATTGTTGTATGCAGGACAAATAGACGACAGTACCCCAGAAGGTGTAAACGCAGGTATAGAATTAGCTGGAGATTATGCAAGAAATATTTTTCTTTTTAGAAGTTTGTCACAAGCAATAGGACCATCTGGTGCAGTAAGTCCTAAGTATGAATTAACAGATAAAACAGGAAGATTATATTTTTTTGAAACTCTTGCAAAAGAATACTGGAATATATCTAATGCAGTAGAAGATAGTTCAACAGCAGTAAAAGTATTTACAGATAGATTTGGATTTGACCCAGTGGCATTAGCTACTGGTAAAACTATGACTGTAAAGAAAAGACCAGTAACAGAAGATGGTGCTGTATGGGAAAGAAATAATCCAGAGTTAATAGAAAAGTTTGACTTAACATACGCATTCCTTATAGATGAAACAGATTCAGAATTTATGTATGAAAATTATTATGCACAATTACTTAGTGGTGACAGAGTACCAAAAACACCAGAACAATGGGTACAATCTAAAAACATATTGCTTGGCAACATAGAGTATGAAAACTTTGTAAAGAAAAATAATTTACTTACTAGAAATGACAAGCAAGCAGTCATAGCTAAAAGAAATAAAAAAGCATCAATAGCTATGAGATACCCTGGTTATGGTAGAAGCATAGATTATTCACCAACTAAACCAGAAATAGATGATTTAATTGACGAACTATATACTTGGGTTAATCCAACTACATACGTATTAGACCCAAGACTTGTAGGTAACCCAGCTGCAGAAGGATTAAAAGAATATTTACAACTTAGAGATAAAGTTATTGCTGAAACTAAGAAGCTAGACACAACATATTCTGATACATCGTTTAGACGTGCAAACAAATTAGCACCATATAGAACCTTGTTAAGAGACAAAATCAAAGCTATATTGGTTACAAAGCCAGAATTTGCACCGTTAGCTAAAGAAATCTTTGAAAGAGAGTTACGAGAAGCAGAAGAGGATATAGAATTATTAAAGGGATTATATGACAGTTGATGAATTTTTTAACAGAATAGAAAGATTAATAATAAAATCTAATGAAGGTGTTACTACAGGTCAAAACAAAATTGGTATAACTACAGACCAAAGGTTAGATATATTAAATGCTAATACTGTAGATGAAGCAGCTAAGTTTTTGTTAGCTTATGGTATTCCTCAATATCTTATAGATACAGCAATATCTGGTACAGATTTTGATGCTGTTACTAGCGATGAAATAGAACTATTAGCTGCAAGAGAACAAACTGGATTGTTTGGTAATCAAGATGAAATTATTGGTGTACCAGCTAATTACTTACCACCAAGAGAATCAGCCACAGATTTTTATACACAAAATGATTTAGTCAATATGTTTGCTGGAATGGAAGAAGAACAGATAGCAGCAATACAAGCAGATATGATTAATGCCAAGTTACTTAGTGTTGGTGATGGATTTCTTCCAGGAGATTGGGATAGTGCTACACAAAGAGCATTTACAACAGTATTAGCTAGAGCAAATAGAGGTGGAGTTACAGAGTTTGAAAAACAATCTGGTGCAGCATGGAGAAATGTATTAGAAGAATACGTAGCTAATCCAGTTCCTACAATACCAGATGACGATGTATTTTTACCACAAGACCCAGCAACTAATGCACAACAAGTTAAGTCATTGTATGCCAGGGAACTAAACAGAGACCCTTCTCCATCTGAACTTAAACTATTATCTAATGAGTTATATAAACAAGCAGAAGCTGCATACGCACAATCAAAAGAATTAGGACAAGTAGCACAAGCTCAACCAGCATTTACTGGAGATGATTTACTAGCTGGTGAATATGGTAATTATGCTGCAGATAATGTACAAGAAGCTATAGAAGATGAAGGCATGACGCAGATAGATTCACAAGCTAGAATGAAAGAAAAGTTTGATGTTTTAGTAGAAAACGAAAAGGCAAGGTTAGGAGAAAATTATTCGGCACGTAATACTAGGAATGTTATTCTTAATAGCATCTCCGCTAGAACAGGAAGACCCGCATAAAATGAATCAAGAATTAGTTGCATTTATGGAATCAATCAAAGAGCAAGAGAATGCTGGTGGTAATTATTTATTAAAGCATAGACCTACAACAATCATAGGTTATGACGGTAATCCAGTTAAAGTCCAGGCACTTGGTGCATATGGAATATTAGATATTAACTGGGACAAATGGTCAGAACAAGCTGGGTATAAAGGTGCGGACTGGAGAATACCAGAGATGCAAGATATTGTAGCTGCATATAAGTTTACAGAGTATTACAACAAATATGGAAGCTGGGATTTAGTAGCCGTTGCATGGTATGCAGGTCCAGCTAGAGCTAACAAAGCTAAAAACATGGGACTAGATTCTGTAAGTAATATAGAAAACATAGAAGGTTTTGGTCCTAACGTACAAGAGTATGTCAATAGTGTTATGGGTAAGTATGAAAATAACTTAGAGTCTGCTTCTAATCCAACTGTAGAAAGTTATGTAAGCCAATCAGAACAACCAACCGTTACACCTAATATAGCAATACAAAACAATAACATAACACCTACTTCAAACCCTATGGAGAAATATGCAGCAGATATATTAGCAGCATTAGTACCTAGAAGAAACTTAGAGTTTGAAGCACAAGTACCAGAAGAAGTTGGAGATATAGAAGAAGCTAAGATTAAAACAGATATACGAAGAGAAGAGTCTATAGGTATGCAAGATTTATTGAATGCGATTGATGCAGAATGAAACCAGTAGAACAAATGTCAAACGCAGAACAAAAAAGATTATTTTTTCTTAATCACGCAGCTAAAAGAAACAGATATAAAAAGATATTTACTGGTAAAAAATAACCATGGAACAAGAAGAACTTGTTGAACTTGGTGCAACCGCAACTGCAGTAGCAGCTCCCTTAGATGTATCAAGAAGGTCACTAAATTATTTACGTTATTATGACCCAGGAATAATATATAAAAATAATTATGAAATAAAAGATTTAGATAATCTACTAAAAATATACGATGATGTAATTAAATTTTTAGGAGAGGACCCTAAAGTATTTGACAAAAAAATTGTAGATGATTTATTAAATGGTATAGGAAGCATAACAGGTACACATTTTGATGTAGCAGAAGTAACAGAGAATTTTTTATTAGAAGAATTTGTACAAAAAAACCCATTAGATGCAGAAAAAAACATAGGTAGAATTTTAACAAATCTAATAGAATTAGATGAAAACATATCTGGACCAAAAAGACAAATTAAAAAATCTGGTGTATATGCACATGGTTTAAGTTTGTTTGAATTTGATAATGAAGCTATTAGTCATCCTATAGACCAAGCAATAGATAAATTAAAAAAAATATCTAACCAACCTAATGCAACCCCACTAGATATTGCTAAACAATTAAGTCAAGGTAAATTTTCTAATATAGTAGATGCACAAAAAGAAGTGTTTGATATAGGTTCAACAATTATAGGACACATGACATGGGCAAAAGTAGGAACAATTACAAGAGGTGTTGTAATAGAAACTGCACAATATACAGACGTTTTAAATGTATTAACAAATTTATCTAAAGAAGAAATAAACACAATAAATAATTTTATAGATGAAGTAAATCCAGGATTTAAAAATTTAGAAGATTTAGAAAATGTACCAGTAACTAGAAATAAAACTATCAATATGAATACTTTAGATTTAATGCAAGATAATTTAAAAGAGTTTATTAATACAAGATATGATTCATATTTAGCAAGAGATGCAGATTTTTATTGGAGAATAAACCCAACAATTATAGATAAAGAAGAACGTGCAATATTTGCTGCAGCAGATTACATGAGAACTTTAAGCACTGTATTACCAGGAGGAATGAACAGACAATTATTTTTACCACAATCATATGAATTTATAGCAGATATATATACACATGAATATTTAGACAGAGATTTAGAAACAGGATATAGTCCAAAAGGTAAGCAGCCAGGAATACAATTTGCTGATGATGCAATAACATTAAAAGCTCCAGACGCTTCATTTAATAAAGTAGGTAGATACCACATGACACCAGTAGTAAACATAGCTTCAATAGCAGATGACGTAGGTGTAGATTTACTTGTGTATAGCAGAAATAAAAAAGGTTTAGTTCCTTTATCAGTAAGAAGTCTTGTTAATACAGATGAAAAACTAGAGATATGGAAAGCACCTGGAACAACAGATGAAGATGTTGCAAAGTTTGTAGATGCTGTTGTTGATAAACCCCTGGACGATTCAAACTTTAGATTAACTATAGATACACCAGAAGTAAAAACAGAGATAAAGAAACCTATAGTGCAGCAAGTACGTGAGACTTTTGCTAATACACATACACCAGAAGCAGTTAAAGCTGCAGACAATACAATAAAAACTAAACCTAAGTTTGCTACAAAGGTATTTAATAACCTAAGTAAACTAGATATAGGACAAGAAGTTATAGAAAAAGGATTAGCTAAACTTGGCACGAAGTACGGTGCTGCAAGTCTTACTGGTCCAGCTGCAGCAGCTTTAGCATTTTATGAAACTATGGTCTTTGCTGCAGATGTAACTAATGCTGCCACTAAAGCTATAGATAAAGACGTAGATTTTTTTGATAACTTTGGACAAATAGACGATAGATTTTCTATTACATATAGGTTAACAAAACCTTTTTATGAGACTTTATTTAAGGGAATAGGTGGTATAAGTTCAGACAATAAGGATTAAATGAAGTACAATAAATTAAGGAAAGAAGTAAATGGCATATCAAGGTGACAAATACGTAGGTGATTTAGCACTCTACTACATAGCAAAGAAATTAGAATCTGGACAAAAGACTGGTTCTGTTAAAGATGCTATTACCGATAAAGATATTAACAGACAATTAAAAGGTCTTGCAGATAGAAAACCAATTGCAGAATTAGGCAAAGTAAAGATATATCCTATCTTTGGTCCTAATGCTACTGCTAAAGCTACACAGTTTAATCAAGATGAAATAAGTGCTGCTATGAATATGGCAGATAATTTTCTAGGTTTACCAGACCCAATAGACACAGACGATGCAGTTGCTAAGTTTCGTGAAATGGAGAGAAGCACAGAAGAAGTTAAGAATGTAGAGAAAGTAGTAGAACAGTTTGCTGGACCTAATGATATAACATTTGACTTTGCTCCTAACAAACCA